ATGCTGGTGGAACGATAAGTTTTTTAGGTTTAGCTGCAATTAATAGACCACGCTCATCAGTCCAAGCTGCGATTTGAATAACTGCATTTTCCAATGAAGTTTCATTCAAGTCAGCTGCTGTAGCTGGAGTGTTGCTATTTGTACCGCCTGAAACAAGTGGATGGTCAGTAGCAAATAAAGCTTTGCCGTCACCACCAGCGTATGAAGCACTGAAGCCGTTATTAATAACTGCAGCAGCCTTAACTTGTTTTGTGTAAGCCATAGCTCTTGCTAAAGCTTTTGTGTAACGAGCTGATAAAGAATCATATAAGTTATCTTCAATAGCTTCTTCAGTTAAGCTGAAGCCAAGAGCGATAGTTTCATGATTGTATCGAGCTGTCCATGCTTCTTGAGCATTGTCATAAGCGATGGCAGTGCCTTCGTTTTTAACTGGTGCTGCTGAGAAGCCTGATAGTTTTGTTTCTTCTTCGAATGAACGCTCTGAAGTCTCTGTTTCGTAGATTTCTTTGTGTTCTTCGCCATATCTTGCGTATTCTAAACCGAATAGCGCATTAAGACCTGGTAATAGCTCTTTTAGGAGCTGTGCACGTGAAATAGCCATGTTCTTTTCTCCTTAATTAAGCTGTGTAATTAACGCCTGTGAGGGCTGTTAATTGTGGGTTGTTAACTTTTACAAGTACTTCTGGATAAAGTGTTACACCGCTTGATACATATGCTGTATCTGGAACAAGTCCAACAACTCTCCATGGTAATGTTGTAGCTGAACCTGCACCGTTAGCAGGGATAACGCATGATGATTGTGCATCACCAGTTGTTGCAGAACCTGTACCGTTTTGGATTTCAGCAAGATTTGTACCAATGATACTTGCATTAGCACCAACTACTACTGTAGGAGCGCCTGAAGCTGTAAGTGATACTTTATATTCAGCTGTAGGATCAACAACTACATAAGCAATAGCGTTAGTAACGCTTGTACCTGGGTAGTATTGAGCTTGAACTGTTTGACCTTGTGAATTAACGTATTGGAAGCCAACTGCAACACCGATAATAGTACCAGTAGTTGTAGCACCAGATAATTCAATTGTACCTCCTACGATTTTAACTGAAGCACCGTTATAGATTGCAGTATTGTATGTAGACGCAATTGGATATTGCAAAGTAGCGCCTGCATAAGGAATGCCATCAAAACGGTTAACTGGTTTAAATCCGTAGGGAGCTGAAATGGTTGGATAAGCCATATTTAAAACTCCTTAAATTAATAAATTAACCTTTGCCAAAACTAGTGCTAGATTTTCTCTCATTAAATAGAGGCATTCTAGGATCGTTTTGACGCATAAGATTATTGTCTACAGCGTCTGTTTGAGATTGCGTTTGCTTCTCATAGTACTCTGTTCTTTGTTCGACTAATTCAATAGGTGTCTTACAAAGTAATAATCCGCCAATCTCGATGTTGTCTTTAAAACGACTTTCGGGATCGACTAACAGTTGAAATTTAGGTTGCTCTTCTGCTCTTACAGGTTCCCAGCCTTCTCTAAGTTTTGTACTGAGATTGCGTGGGTCTGCTGAGTTCAGCATTGAAACTCTAATCCATCTGTACGCAAAACCAGGTTGCTTATCAGGTTCTGGTAACAATTCAGGTGCTTGCCACTGTTTAGGGCGTTCTTCCTGTTGACGGGTATCTACTTCACGGGGAATTCTATTTTCAGCCATTTTGGGACTCCAATTTAGTTAATTCCAGCGCATATTGCTCTGGAGAAAGTTTGAACTTTTTAGCCAAAGCTAATTGTGTCTGCGTCAGTCTAATCTTTTTTGGGGATGTAGAACGTGTAGCAGGCGCTACTACCGTTGATGGTTTTTTAACAGAGTCTTTGGTCTCTGGGGTATTTTCGCCAGCAAATTTTTCTGGGAATCGTTTTCGCATTTCGGTATCTATAGCGTTCCAGTATTCATCAGAGCCAGTAACGACTCCGTTGCGTTCTAGTTTTCTATGAATACCCATAGCGAGGAAACTCATATCGTCATCAACACCATACCAGCTGTTTTTGTCCAACCAGGCTTGGGTTTTTGAATCCAAACGTTGCGGTTGTTGTGACTGTTCTGGTATTTTTACCTCATTTTCTGCTGTTTGTAAAGCTTTTTCATCATATTGAGGTTGATACGACTCAATTTGTTGAAGTTTAAACTTAGCTTCAGTGAGTTTTTCTTGTGCATCAACAACTTTATCAGAATCACCAGAATCATATGCTTCTTTATAAGCTATTCTAGCTAGTTCTAATTGTCGTTCTGCACCTTCTTTAGCGTTAGAAACGTATACTTTTTCACCTTCTGTTAGACGGCCTTTAAGTTTTTTAGTTTCTTCAACTAATGATTGTGCCACACGAATTGCTTCTTGCTGCTCACGTAATGCTTGTTCTTTTGCTCTACGCTCATCATTAATGAGTTTTTTCATTTGTAAAAGACGTTGTTTAGCCTCAGCGTTGTACTTCTCTAAGTCATCTTCATCAATTTCTTTTACGATTGATTCTGGTAAAGGTTGAGCATTTTTCTGGTCTTCTTCTGGGCGGTCATCAACCACTTCAATTTCAACCTGAGGTTCTGCTGCTGCCTCTACTTCTGGTGTTTCATTTTCCATTTCATCTGGAAATTTAAAATCATCATCAGCCATTTATATTCTCCTTAAACACGACTAATGCCACGAGGGTCTTGAACGACACCTTCGACACTATCATCATTGATTATTCGAAATTCCCTATTGTGAATCTTCAAGCGTGTGCCTGAATTAGGGCGGGCTAAGATGAAGTCTCCAACTTTGCACCAAGGACCTGACGGAAATCTTGTCTTGTCGTTATAGCAATCTGGACCCATTTTAACTACAAAGAATACTGTAGATAAAACTTCTTCATTTCTCATTGTTTCAGCAGACTTTACGAGTCCACTATCAAACTTGTCATCAGCTTCTGGTATAGCACATAAAATTCTATAACCTGAAACCTCTGGGAGTTGCTTTGCTTTTTCCTCTGCAGTTTGGGGCAGAGATGTTGTTGCATTTACATCATCGGGGTTTGAGCCGATTAGTATTTCACTCATCTGAGTTCTCCATATTTTTTTGAAGGTCTTGTATATATCTTCGTGTAGAAAGTAGACCTGATATCTTTCCACATATATTTTGGTATTCAGCATAGTCTTTGGCCATGCCAGCACCTAAATGTTCTTCTAAATTTCTTACTTGTATATCTATTTCTCTTAATATAACTTCGTATTCATTCATTTAGTTTCCTTGTTTGAAGGTTGTTGTTTTTGTTGTTGTTGCATAGCCATTTGGGCTTTTGATTTGCCAATATCAGAACCTAATTTAAATCCTTCTATCTTTTCTTTAGAAGCAATAGAAGCTTTTTCAGCTTGAGCTTTGGCTGTGACTTGCATACCAGCAATTTCTTTTTGGGCTGCAATACGAGCTTCTTCAACACGGATTTGATCAGCTTTAGCTGCAGCTTCAATTTGCATTTTCTTCATCTTAATATCTACTTCTTGAGCTTTAAGTTGAAGTTCTTTCATTTGCATTTGAATGACTGGATCTTGAGCTGCTTGTTGAGCATTACGTGCTGCAACTTCAGTTTGATTTTGGTTGAGAAGTTGTTGTGCTGCTGGAACTGCCATACGAGCAATCTCAATTTCTTGTTGTGGTGATAATTTAGTTGCATCATCACTATCATCAAGATCGTTATATGGGATATTGATGCCCATAGTGAGTTCCATTTGACGTTTATACTCCATACCAATGTGTTCTGTGATATGAGCTTGTAATGCTTGTGCAATCATAGGCGCTTGTGGGTTTTGACCAATCGTTTCTCTGATCTTTGGATCATTTAACATAGCTAAATGGATCGCAATATGAGCTTGATGGTCTTGATACATGAAAGCTTTCATAGGTTTGTTCTTTAAAGCGTTCATATTCTCAGTCACTGGGTCTAATGGCTTCTCATCTTCAGGTAACGGTACCAATTTTTCAGCATTTTTGATGCCTAACACGTCTAACATCTGACGATGTAGGTATGGTAAGTTGTAAAGTTGAGGTGCTGTTTGTGAAAGCTGTAAAACTGCTTGGTATTGCACCACTTTTTGTGACATTGTGGCTGCATTTGGATCAGAAACAGGGATAATATTGACCATTTCGTAGTCTGATCTACGAGCTTTACGTGTTCCTGTTGATGGTTCGTATGAATAATCCGCTGGAGCGTAGCTTGCAATGATCTTTTTGAGTAATTTAAACTCATTTTTCATTGAAAAGTGCATACGAGCTTGAATTGCACTCATCACTTTGAGAGTTCTTTCTAAAATTGCAAGCGTTGTGCCTACTGGTGAGTTAGCAGACATGTCAGAAACCTTCAAATCACCAGCTGCTGCGAATCTTCTACCCTCTTCAATGATCTGATTGAGTAGTTGAATGAGTGTTTGTGATGGTTCTTTGTAAGGTAAAGGCATGATGTTGTCTTTCATCGTGCCAGAAGGTACGTCTACATCTCTAAATTCGCCTGGAGCAATCGGTGTATCATCACCTTTGACACGTAGGCCACGAGTTTTGAATCCACCTGGAAGGTTAGCTAATGATCCAGCGTCTACTAATTGACGTAATATGGATGTACCAGATTTAGCAAAACCTCCGATCAAGTGAATTAAACCAAAAGCATAGAATCCGAAACCTGGAATGTATGGGTAGTGAACAAAATGCTGACGTTTTTGATAAGTTTCATCATCTGGTTCCCAGTTACGTCTTACTGCTAAGACTGTCATACTGCCATATTCAATGGTTACAATGTAAGGAAGTTTAAGACCAGTCTTATTACCTTTGTCATCTTTATGTTCAAAGCCAGGAAGATCTAAATCAACCTGCATTTCAATAAGTTTATATCTTGAATCTG